GACTGGATTCTGCTTTAGCATATGGATTTAACTGATTATACATTTGATCGCCCAACCAGTTTGTCATATATGAGCGATTGTTTGCTTCATACATAGATATTTCTTTAAGTTCAATAGCCGCATCACCATTTTCTAAGTGTGTTGCTCTTATACCTAACAAGTTACCTGCTACCATTGTTTCACAAGTTAGTCTACACCCACCTGTGTCTTTCATCATCTGCTTTACTTGTTTTTGTTTCTTTTTCGATAGTTTCATATTTTATTCTCCTTTTTTAAAATATACATATAGTATACTACATATCTAATCTGCGTCAACCTCTAATATTGTCTTTTGAAATACTTATTGCGAAAATGTTTATGTTTAGTCTTGGTTACTTTTTGGAAAGATTCGAAACATTTATCTTTCGACCAAGTCATCATATCAGTGTGTGACATAGGTAACTGATCTATACCATTTAATCTACTTCGCAAAGTTTTTTCTGCTAAATATTTTTCGATATTTTTTACAGTATGTAGTTTGTAATCGCGATACATAGTAACAACTACGTTATATTTGATATTTACAACTAATAGTATATTATGTAACTTACGCACAGAGTCTTTAGGTAACGCATTCAGTAAAGGTTTAGGTAGTTTTGCTAAATCATTTTTGCGTAATACAATAGATTTTGTTTGTTCTCTCTGTTTCCGTTTACGCGACCATTTATTGGATAATAACTTAGCACCATTATAACTGGTGCCATATTGATACACAATAACTGCTTCGTCAAATGCTATGTTTCTTTCTTGTGCTCTTTCTCGAGCATGATCAGTAAGTTTTATACTTACATTTTTATTATCATTCATATAGTCCTCCTACAGACTTATTTAAAATATACATATAGTATACTACATATCTAATCTGCGTCAACCTTGTGTAGTCAAAAAAAAGCACACTAAAGAGTGTGCTTTATATAGTTATATACTATGCTTGTGCTTTAAGACCTTTTATACTTAGTTCTAACTCATTTAAAGTTTTTTCAAAGTCTGCTATATCATCAGCATCGGGGACGTAGTTTATATTCCTCTTCATTTCTGCTAAAGTATATACTCCGCCAAAACGCCACTCACCTGCGTCTATGTTAAGAGTAGGTTCTAATGCTAAAGCATTGTCTTTCATCCATTTTATTTGCTTTTCTATAGCAAACTCCTCACTATCGACCATTGCTTGATCTCCAATGCCAGCATTTGGACATACATTCATTACAGCACAATCTTCTATATATTCTGCTGTTTGCTGTTTAGTTAACGGAATAAAACTATAATCGAATGCTCCGACAGTCTCATCTTCTGTATTTCCTATTTCGTAGTCAATACAATGAGTATAGCCGGCTTCTATTAATGCGTCTATAGTTTTGTTATCATCTCTTACTTCAGTAGTAACAGTATGCTTCTCTTTTACGATTTTAGTGACTTCGTTGTCAAAAGTTAATGTTGCCATTTTTTCTTTCCTTTAAATACGTTTTGCTTTATTGCTAACGTACATATACTATAACATCTTTTTATTCTGTGTCAACCGCTATAATACTGGAAAATCGCAATAAACTGATAAATACTACTGTAGCAACATTTATTGGAGATACAGATATGAAGATGAACTTCTCGGAAGAAAAAACAAGATATATAAACACAATGAGTCTCACTGGACTAAGTCTATTATGGGGGCAGATGTTAGGTATGCTAAATCCATGGTTTACACCGCTAACAGTCTTAACTATTATTATTGGATATGGTAGTGAACTCAATAAACCCGCAACAACAGACTCTAACTTACATTAAAGTATGAAACTAACGCCGCCGCAAAAGAAAGTAAGCGATAATCCGTCGCGATTTCGAGTAGTAGCCGCAGGAAGAAGATTTGGCAAGAGTTTTCTCAGTATAAATGAGTTAGCAAAGTTCTCACGTTATCCCAACTCAAAGTGTCTGTATGTAGCACCTACGTATCGACAAGCAAAGCAAGTGATATGGGACGAACTCAAGAACAGACTGTATACAGTTAAATGGATAGACAAAGTAAACGAAAGTGATCTAAACATAAGACTTAAAAACGGTTCAGTTATCTTTATTCGTAGTGCTGATAACAGAGAAGCATTACGTGGTGCTAAGTATAACTTTATAGTGTTAGACGAGTGTGCGGATATACATGAAGAAACGTGGCACCAAATATTACGTCCCACACTTAGTGATACTGGAGGTAGTGCGTTGTTTATCGGCTCACCTAAAGGTAGAAACTGGTTTTATGACTTATACAGTTTAAGCGGTGAAACAGATTGGCAAAGTTGGCAGTTCACTACATTAGAAGGTGGCAACGTGCCGGCATCGGAGATAGAAGCCGCTAAAAGAGACTTAGATGACAGAACATTTGAGCAGGAATACTTATCGCAGTTTGTTTCTTATATGGGCGTATGTTACTATTCTTATACTGAGGACAACGTGTTACCCACACCCAGTCATTTACCAACAAATACACCGCTACACATAGGCATGGACTTTAACATAGATCCAATGAGTGCTGTGGTGTGTGTAGAAGACAGAAACGGTGATACATGGTGTATAGATGAAATAACTATATACAGTTCAAATACAAATGAAATGGCATTGGAAATAAAGAAAAGATATGGCAATAGACCAGTGTTTGTATACCCCGACGCAACTGGACTTAGGCGTACTACTAACAGCACAGGCATGAGTGACCATTTAATATTACAACAGCATGGGTTCAAACTTATTACTGGTAAATCTAATCCGCCAGTTGCCGAACGTATAAGTAGTGTTAACGCAAGACTATGTAACAACTTAGGCGAACGTAAACTGTTTATAACACCACAATGTAAACAGTTGCGAGAAGGATTGATTAAAATGGTATACAAGGAAGGCACAAGACAGCCGGACAAAAGCACAGGGCATGATCACATTACTGATGCTTTAGGATATTATATACAACGAACGTTTCCTATCAAAGGCGCAGGACATGAGCCGTATAGAGATACACGTAGAAGCACAGGAAGAATGATATGAGCAAAAAAGACAAACAATGGGTAGCAAATGAAAAGACTATCAACAGAGACCCCACACTAAAAGCCGCAAGGGATATATCGCAAGGATTTACACCTAAGCCGGGTCAAACACATGGCGGAAAAGGTAGTGCTCGTAGAGGTGCTAATGATGACGCATATGAAGATGGCTGGGACAGAATATGGGGCAAAAAGGATAAAGATAATGAGTAACGAATACGAACATAAAGGCATAGCAATGTTCATGAAGTTTCAAACAGATTGGCTTACGTTATCGCGACATCAACAACAGTTAGCAAAACAAAATAACAGCATAGTATACAAGAGATATTGTCTTTGCCAAAAATACGGCAAACATGTATATAATATTCTAACCAATGGCGGCACACGTGAATATGATGATCAGTATGTTGTATTGTGGGATAGCGACAAAAACACATAAGGTAGGAGTAACCTAAGGTGCGGCAAGGGTAGTCTTTAAAGGAGTAACTACCCTTTTATCGTGCCGTCTAACAGTTTACCGTCCCAATCGTAGTTCATTATTTTATGCCATATGTTTAATGTCTTTTTAACAGCATTAAGATCCGAGCAATCAGTGTTTATACTTTCTTGATGTATTTCGATTGGTTGTATTGGTAACTGAACTCTTTCAGCATTACGTTGTTTATACCAATCATTAGATGGTTTACGGAATCCGCATTCGAACTCTATAGGCTCTGCCCATACTGAACGAATATACTTGTTAAGCATGAGATGGCCATTGTTACATGTAGGACGTGCCGCATTGTTGTATACAACAAAGAAAGGCTCTCGTTTGTTTTCGCCCGCCGGTTCCTCAATAAATAGTTCTGTTCTTATGTTAGCATGGTTAGTGTAAGCAAATCCCATTTTACATGCTAAGTCCAATATCACACTCATCTGTTGAGCAGGGTTTAAATCATGTTTATAATGATGGGGTGTGAGTTGTGTTAAATATGCGTATTGATCCATAATGGTTCCTATTGTTTTAATATGTCTTCCAGTTTAAAGAAAGTAGGCTTAGATGCGGTTTTCCATTTTCCTATAGTTCTCCAGTCCTTGCCTTTAACTATACCCAAGTTCCATTCACCGGCATATACCTTTTTACCAGTTTTAGTACATGTAAATGTCTTTGCTGGTGTATGATAAGGTGACCCATACATAACCTCTCTGTGAGCAACTGTAATAGGGTGTATGCCTATTTCTTCTGCTATTTGGCCTATTGTTAAGCCGTATTTAACTTCCCACTTGCTTAGTTTAGCACGTCGCTGAAAGGGTGTGCCATAGTTCATCACTCTCATGTGAATACTTGCGCCTTCTACGCCTTCTAATCTTGCTAACTCTGTGGCACTGATGCCCCATTTGTATTCGAACTGTGTAACTTTAGTGCCATCCGGCAATAGTACTTTTCCTTTACCTTTAATCATAATGTTATTATTGTGTTGTCGTTTTCGAATGCTACACTATCTGCTAAGTTTTTAGAATACTCAATAAAATGTATTGGTAGCAACTGTGGGTTTGCTTTGCCGCTGGATTTCTTAAAGCCTACATCTTGATCTGTAAGTATGTCGTTGTAACCTTTTAGGAAAAACCAACTCATCCAAAAAACATGCTCTATCATTTTAAGTTGGCTTTTTAGATACTTTGGATCTTCACCGTTACGCAAAAAGTTAATGCGTAAACCACTTATCATTGTGAGTGTGCTGTTTGCTGTTCCTACTGCTTCATGTGTGCTGTAATGATTAACAGGTTGTAGCATGTGATTAAACATTTGTCCTGCGTATTGTATATGTTTGTGGCATATTTCATTTTCCAATCTTATAAGCCAATATTCTATATATGCGGCATCGCCTTTGGTAAAGTTTACAAACAGTTGATTTTTGTTGTTTTTGTCGTATGTGTATGGTATAACAAAATGTTCTACATCTAACCAACTGTCTAACTCATGTGGCATAACTGCTGTTAAAAGTGGATCTGTTACACCTATATAATGATTTCTCCAGCCA